TGCAGCAGCCAAGCGGAGGAGGAGCCAATGAACTTCCACCAAGCCTGCGACTACGTCATTCATTACTGCCCGAATGAATACGCGAAAGCGTACGCGAATGCGGGGCTCATGATGAATGAATCCCGCGAGATCAAGATCCAATCGCTATACATCTTGAACAACCTTCGCCATTGGCGCGGCACGATGGCCCGCGATGTGAAGGCAGCGCTGAGGAGTGCACGATGAACTTGGAGAGCCAAATGTCAAAGATAATCGCACAAACTAACGACAAGCGCGCCCCTACCGTCCTAATGGACGCCCATACCGCGATCGACAAGTTAGGATTTCTCTTAGCGAGGATCGACGAAGTTAAACAGTCGCAAGTCGCCGCCTATATGCAAGCGCTAATGAGTTATTGGCCAGACGATAGCGAATGCGAAGCCATCGTCGGCACGCCAGAGTTTATCTTAGCGTTAAGCGCGATGCTTTGCGAAAGCATCCGGGACTACGTTAGGAAGGCCTAGCCGCAGCCTCTCCAACTGCCCCTCGCGCGGCTGCGGCTTCATTGGCAGCGCGAGGGGCGCCAACAAGGAGTTACCAATGAAACATCGCTATCGCAATCGTAAGCGAATGAAGCCACCAAGCTTCGATTCGCTTGAACTCGCCGAGGTCGGCGGGAAGACCGTCCCAGTCTACGCCAATCGCGTTTATTACGTTCATCCCACGAAGGGATGGCGGAGCTACGCCAAAAGGAGGATCTAATGAGCTATCGTAAGATCGGCGGCCTGCACTTTGTCCGCATCGGCCGTTTCGGCTTCACCTTCTACTGGAGTAAGGCACATGCTAATCAAGATCGTCATTGAATACGATAACGACAATGACAACGACAACGATCCCATTAAGGAATGGGAGGATTGGAAGCAATTCAACGTCGATATGATCGATGTCGTGCGAACGGGCGGCCTTGTCACGTTCAACGGCATCAAGATCACGGAGGAAATGACCAATGACTGATGCCGACGTTAAGTGGTGGATCAATGCCATCATGATCGCTTCACTAATCATCTCTGGGATTTTCTACTTCACTTGTAAAGGAGCATGCTTATGACTGAAGGCGAATATCGAGCCCGATGGGCCGCGCTAGGCAGAAAGCCAGTCTTCCATCCTGACCGCAACGTCAAATGGAACGAACGCCGCTGGATCATCCATCGCCAAAGGAAAGGAGGAATGTCCTTCGAGGAAATAGCTAAAGCTCACAAAATCTCCGTCTCAGGCGCGAGACGGGTCTACTCCAATGCCGTCTTCTACATTGATGAACTCAAAGAACGGGAGGCCAGGAAAATGAGAGGAGACTAGAATAAAGTCACTCGTCCCGCTTGACAATCTCTCCAATCCATGATATCATCTCGGCATCATGGTAAGCTCCATGCCACAAATGAGGAATCACATGGCAAATCTGATCTCCGTTCCAATCTCCAAATGCGGCCAATCCTTCGACGTAGACCTCGACCTCACCCCCGACCAAGTCTATAAGTATGTTCTCATGGAGGGCTTCAAATCCCTCATGAGCCGCGGCTTGACGAAGTTCGTCACCCGCGGCCTAGTCGGTGAAGAGCTTGAGGCCATCAAGGACCGCGCCATCGAACATGTCGAAGCGACGATCAAGACCATCTACGACGGCACCGTCCGCATGATGGGTGTTCGCAAGACGAAGACCGGCATCCCACGCGCCGTCATGACGGAGGCGATGAAGCAGGCGCGCGAAGCCGTCAAGGTCATCCTTCGCAAGAAGAAGATCAAGCTCTCCACTGTCAAAGCGTCGGAACTTACGAAGGCCGCACAAGCCTTCCTCGAAGCAACCCCCCAACTCTTGAAGGACGCCCAGGAGGTCGTTCGCCGCCGCGAGGAAGCAGATTTCGATGTCTCTTCCATCCAAGTCGATGAGGTACTCTCCGCGAAGCAGGCCGGCAAGCCTACCCGCAGAGTGCAAGCCTGAGCCTAACGGGGAGGGGCAACCCTCCCCACTCTCCAACAAAGGAATCCGAAAATGGATCTCGAAACAGTGAAAACCACCTTCGCAGAACTCTTGACTTCCCTTCAACGGCTCCGTGACGCGGAAGCGGAGATCGACCGACTGAAGACGACGGTCAACGTCATCAACGAACGCGTTCAATCGTTGATCGCGGAGAACGACAATCTCAAGCACGAACTCTACTCGGTCGTTGCGGAGCGCGACCACGCCCGCGAGGACTGCATAGGGCGTCAGCGAGAGATCGACCGCCTTCACGAAGTGGTTGGCGACCGTGATGGCGTCATCTCCGGTCTCCGCGGAAGCCTTCAGGACGCGGAAGACAGCCTTCGATCCACTACCGCCGCCTTCGACGATTCGAAGGTCGAGAACGATAACCTCAAGGCGCGGCTCTCGACCCTGGAGGATCAGCTGAACTACACGAACGGTCTTCTCAACGACGCCCGTTCGATGCTCGACGAACGTATCTCCCAACTCTCCGCCGCGGAAGCGGAGACCCGACATTGGCAAGCGCGGTTTAACGCCGTCAACGCGGTCCTCGATTCGATGAAGGAGGCTCTCTCTAACATCCCCGCCGTTGTCACCTCCGTCGCAGCCTGAACGATAGCTGAGGCTGCGGCTACCTTAGGGGACGGTTTCGACCGTCCCCTCTTTTTCACCTAGAGATCCCCAGAGGAAATTAAAGTCACTCAGGGGCCTTGACTTTTCCCCCGAGGCGTGGTAAAATGGTGCCATAATGAAGGAGACTGTCTAATGTTCACCAAAAGCAATCCACCGCGGAAGCACTGGCCCAAGCCATTCCGCCACTACGACACTCTGCCGAAGGCAGAGCCAACACAAGTCTCCCTTGACCAGCCGATCCGCCGCTTCCGCGAAGGCCCCGCGCTAACGCCACGGCAGGAAGCCCTCGCGGAAGCCGCGCTACGCAAAGCGGGGATCATATGTGGGTCTTAATCCTCCCCGTCTGTTTCATGGAGGTCCATTGTGAACGCAGGCCTATACAAGCTTTCCCTACCGAACGCCTATGCATCTACAAAGGCATTGAAATGGGCTCCCCAGACTTCGTCTGCGAACATATCCCGCTGCCGCGACCAAGACCCAAGTTGGAACGACGTGATCAAAGCCCTCAACAACACAGCTTGGAGCTACCAAAAGATGGCCAAGCGACACAAGAACGATCCAACGCTCGTTAGCTCCCTCATGACCTTAATCGACCTCAACCTTACCATCGCGAAAGCCCTGTCCACAGCTATAGAAAGGAATCTGAATGACATTCCTATCAAAGAACAGCAAGCAGGCTCCAACTCCGCTCCCGGAACCCCAGAGACCCCGCGTTAGCGATCAATGGGCGGACGCGAAAGCGCAGGTTGAAGCCCTTGAGGACGATCTATACAAGGCGCAGACCTACGCGAATGAGATGGTGAATCGCGTGAAAGTCGCGGAGGCACAACTCTACGATAAGAGGAATGAGCTGATAGATATCACGAATCAACGCGACTACTACCAAAGACGCTTCCTCGAAGTCGTCGAGGCCCTGAAGATCGGCGCGACGATATTCTACGATGCAATGACCAAAGCCCAGAAAGAAGACAAGCCAAAGGAGGAGCCCAATGTCCCAACCATTCCTGATACTGCACAAAGTGCGGGGTCAGCCAGCGTTTGATATCGCGGAGCAAGCGAAGATTGGCGAAGCTGATGGATGGATTGTCTCGACCTCCGGTCATCGCGCCTACCCAGTCTGGGCGGAGCCCCTAGAGCACTTCGTCCAATACGTCGACGGGCAGCTAATGTGGATCTCCGACAAGCCATCCTTCGGCTACGGCTCTGCCACATGCGATCTTAACGGCATCCGAGACCATTACGAGCCGAAGGCGGCGCCGCCAAAGATCGATATCCTAACGGTCTTAGACATTAAGGCCGCGCCAGAAGCGCCCTTCAAAAGGAGGTTTTAATGCAGAAAGTCCGGATAATCCTAGACGTCCCCTTAGATCTAGTCCATACCATCTCCGAAGTCCTCAAAGGCGAAGGATGCAAGATGGTGGATATTAAGCCGATTCAGAATGCGGTCATTCATCGCGCTCCGCACAAGCAAGCGACCTATGCAAAGGGAGCGAAGGAGGCGGTTTATAACGAGCTTAATGAATGGGAGGCTGACGGCGCGGACATAAAGTACCTAAGCTCACATCTAAAGATGCCCAAAGGCACTGTCAGCTCCCGTCTCCACGCTCTCAAGCTCGAAGGCAAGGTTGAAAGTATGGGCCGTGGGAGATGGAGGGCGAAATGAGTGTCCCCACCCAAGGCGAAGTCTTTGCGAAGCTAATCGAGAACCTCGTTTACGCGCAAGAGCACTCAGCTACGCTGGCTCACTTAGCGAACGCGAACGACGACACATCGCTAGCCAAAGGCTGGCTAATGGTCAGTGAAAACTTCCGCAAGATGCAACGTCAAATCACCCAACTAGCCACCGGCGGGAGGCTCCAATAATCTACTTCACCCTCTCCCTCTACCTATGCCTCAACGATTCAACGTGCTTCTGGATCGAGGTCGAGGACTTCGCTTCGGAGATGGAATGTCAAGCGAATGGATCACTATGGCAGGCGGATGAAGCGGAGATAACAGCGTGGAAATGTACCGTCCGCATGCGCGATCCAAGCATCAACAGAGGGTAAAATGTCAACCGGCGACATCGACGACCGCTTAGCGCCCGAAGGCGATCTCCAAGAGATCATCGAAGGAAACCAACAGCTAAAGGAATATCTAAAAACCGCCTACAGCCTCCTCCCAATCCGCTCCTTCTTCATCCCCTTCGGCGCAGGAATGTCATTCGATGGAACTCGCGTTTATATTAGCATGGATATTAATACAATGCTTGACGGTATTGACATTAGTCCTGTGCTTATTCGCCACGAGACAACGGAATGGGGGCTCCGCGAATTCGCGGAGATCGGGGAAGACTACGCGCGCGATCCGACCGGCCATCGCCTCGCCAATCGCGCCGAATTCGAACTCATCACCCACCTCCTCGGAGAAGATGGCTGGGAGAGATACGTCGATTTTATAGATCCGCAGGTGATAAAAGATGAAAGGGAATCCTTCGATGACAAACCAGTCCCAGCCGACCTCGCCCTCTACCCCTACGACGACGTTCAAAAGGAGAATATTCAATCGGCCCAGTTCAACGCCGCCTCAAGAAGAGCCTGGAGAGCACTCGCCAACGGATGAGCAGCAGACGTGCATCGCGGGGGTTGATGGGCCGAATATGATGATTGAAGCGAGAGCCGGGACCGGGAAGTCTGCCACCCTTAGAATGATGAATCGAAAGTTCTCCGACCCCACCCTCTACCTCGTCTTCGATCGCTTATCAAGCGATAAGGCGAAAGCGGAGCAGAAAGAGGGGAAATGGCCATTCTCGACCGACATCATGACTTTCAATGGCTGCGGCCATCGAACGTGGATGCGAGGCCGCAATATCAATTTAGATAAGGAGAAGATGAAAGAACTCCTCAAACAAGTCCTTGGCACCTTGAATAGGGACGACTTTCGCGAAGCCTCGTCCGCCTTCTTCGATATCACCGCGGCGGTCGATAGAGCAAAGAATGAAGGGTATGTCCCGGACGGGAAGTTCTACCCGGTTAAGTCCTTGATCTCCCGCGAAGCCTTCCACGCGAAGCTCGAAGAGCGTCCATCTCCCTTCATCGCGTCAATCGTCGATGAACTCCTCGTTAAATCGATCCAAGCGGCTTTCAAAGGGAACATCGATTTCAACGATCAGATATACATGCCAACGATGTTCGGCAGCACGTTCAAGCGATACCCACGGATCTTAGTCGATGAGTTCCAAGACCTCAACGCAGTAAACATCCACATGCTTATGAAGATGTATCGGGATGGAGATTGGCTCACCGCAGTCGGCGACCCGGCACAGAGTATCTACGCCTTTCGAGGCGCGGTTCCAGGGGCGATGGCCAAGGGCGCAGCCCACTTTCGCACGAAGCCGTTCACCCTAACGGAAAGCTTTCGATGCCCCGCCGCCATCGTCGAAGCCGCTAAGTGGCGCGTTCCCGACTATAGAACGAACAAGCCTGGCGGTCGCTACGCAACGCTAAGCAAGCTGGCGCTCAATGACATCCCGTCCGAATGCACCTTCATCTGTCGAAACAACGCCCCGCTCTTCGCCATCGCCTTCCGGCTCTTACGGAACGGGAGAGGGGTGAAGGTAGTGGGATCGGACATTGGGCCAAGGCTGATTGGGGTGATGAAGAAGTTCGGCGACGACCCACTTTCCCAAGAGAAAGTCTTCGTGGCGATCGAAGCATGGCTCGAAAAGAAGATGAAGGTTGCACAGAACCCAACGTTGCTGGCGGACCAAGCTGAATGCATGAGGGTCTTCGCCACTTACGGCCGGACCCTCGGCGAAGCCATCGCCTACATCCAACAGATGTTCAAGGAGCACGGAACGATCCAACTCACCACCGGGCACAAGGCGAAAGGAAAGGAATGGAATCATGTGTACTTCCTCGATCCATGGCTAATCAGCCAAGACGAACAAGATCTCAACCTAAAATACGTGATCCAAACGCGCGCATTGGATACGTGCTTGGAGATAGACAGCGCGAGAATCGAGATAGGGGAATGACCATTACCACAGAATACCCCGACTGCCTAGCGATCTTCGCGAAGGCAGAGGAGAACAGGTTCGGGATTCGGATAAAGTGCGTCGACTATGGTACAGCGATGCAACTTCGAACCCGAATGCACCGCGCAAGAGCGAAAGCTAGAGATGAAAGTCACTTCACCGACTACGACCATCTCATCGTCAGAGTAAAGGAGGATGATGATTCGTGGTGGGTCTACGTGGAAAAACTAGACGCACTGACGCAGGACATCCAGCCAATCGGTATTCAAAAGCCAAAGGCTGTGCCTGCGACCGTGGACTTAGGTACATTCAAAAGGAGGTTTTAATGGGAACCATCGACCCTCTCATCGCTATCGCCGATCGCCTACGAGAACTGACCAGGGGTCGGCCAGAACCACCGAAGAAGCCACGGAAGCCCCGCAAGCCATCGCTTCGTGCGAAGAAGCCCCGACCGCCGGTGCAACGCAATGCTTAAAGGAAGCATTTCCAGCGGTGGCGAGCCAATGTTAGCGCTCAAGGACGTAGTTGATAAAGTGGGTTTGCGCAACGTGCTCTACGCGCTGGCTCACATCTGCTTCATCGAGGGCGAGGAGCTGCGAGAGCACGGCGCGGACAGAATTGCCGTGGCCTGGGAACAGCAGGGCGCGCGCATCAACGCATTTGCCAACGAGACGATCGAAGGAGTGCAAGAGCAATATGCCCAATGAAGCCGGTCTACCGCTAAAGAAGATCACAATCAACGTCTATGACGAGGATCTACGATACTTCCGTTACATCTATGGCGATTGGGGGTGGGGAATAGAGATTCGGAATATCCTCCACAAATGGGTGCAAGCACATGTTAGATCTAGACGATCTTATGGATATGACAGCGAAGGAACTCTCGGAGAACAGGGCGGAACTGATAGCGATATACCGTAAGGAGCGGGCAGGCACGGACGCTGACTTCCGGCCGGTCAAGAACACCAAGGCCAAAGAGCTGATCGAACACTTAGATCTGCCAAAGAAAGAGGAAACTCCCTTCAAGAGGAGATTTTAATGCAACTACGCAGAACAACTGAAGCGGAAGCTTCGCCTTTCATCCACGGGACCAACGTCCAATTCGCCTACGACTCCACTTCCCTAGGCTGGCTCAAAACCTGCCCAGAACTCTATCGTCTCTCAATGATCGAGGGATACCAAGGGAAGGGAGAGAACGTTCACCTCCGTTTCGGCATTGAGTACCACCGAACCCTTGGCGATTATGACTTCGCGAAGGCGGAGGGGCTGAAGCACGATGCTTGCGTTGATCGGGCCGTTGAAAAGCTAATCGATCGGCTCGACGATTGGAACCCAGATCATAAGGTGAAGAATCGCAAGAACCTCTTCCGCTCCGTCATCTGGTATATGGACGAGTATCGTAACGATCCCTGCCAAACCCTCATCCTTGACAACGGAAAGCCGGCGATAGAACTTAGCTTTAAGTTCGAGCTCGATTACGGGCCATATGGCGGTCAGCGCTACGTAATGGCTGGTCATTTGGATCGAGTCGTAAAATATAATAACGATCTATACGTTATGGATCGAAAGACGACCGGGACAATCCCCAGCGCAAGCTTCTTCAATCGCTTCGAGCCCGACAACCAAATGACTATCTACACCATCGCTTCGCAGATCATCCTCCACACGCCAGTGAAAGGGGTCATCATCGACGCTGCGCAAGTCGCCATCACCTTCACCCGCTTCGCCCGCGGATTCACCTTCCGAACGCAAGCGCAGATGGACGAGTGGATGATCGACCTTAGCTACTGGCTTACGCTGGCGAAGAGCTACGCGGAGACCGGGCGATGGCCGCACAACGACACCGCGTGCGATAAGTACGGTGGCTGCCGATTCCGTGAGATCTGTAACAAAGACCCGCAAGTACGACCGATGTTTCTCAAGGGAGATTTCGAGAAGGGAGAGAAATGGAACCCGTTGAAGCCACGATAAGGTACATTATCTACACCAGCGTCGCTAAGATAGAAGAACGGTTTCAGAACGTTCATGTCGGCGGAACTGGGAAGGATGCACTCTTTGCAGACATCTCCAAAGGGTGGTTCGCCCTCTTCCGAGGAAGTTGGGAGAGCCTCTACCTTGGAAGGGAACGGCCCAACCTCTTAGTCGGAGATGTAGTCAGGATAACCTTTGAGAGGATAGAATGAACCTAACAGAACATCAAAGTAATAAGCTAACGAAGCTCCTAGCGATCGGCGACCCGAAGTCTGGCAAGACAGGATCGCTGACCTCCCTAGTCGCCGCAGGATACAAGCTTCGCGTCCTCGACATGGACAACCTCCTCGATACTCTCAAGTATTACGTGATGAAGGAGTGTCGAGAGAAGGCGAAGAACGTGGACTTCCTCACCTTCCGCGACCAATACAAGGCTTCGGCGGATGGCCCGGTCATCGACGGCATGCCCGAAGCCTTCGAGAAGGCGCTCAAAGCCCTCGATAACTGGCCTGGCCTTGGCAAGCCGAAGGATTGGGGGGAGGACACCATTCTCGTCATCGACAGCCTCACCCGATTTAGCGACAGCGCGTTCATACACTTCGAAGCGATGACCCAACGGCAGAGCAGAGGGAAGTACGATAACCGCGCAGTCTTCTTCACCGCGCAGCGGGCGGTTGAGAAATGCCTCGCCACTATAACCGGCGCAGGCTTCTCGACCAACATCATCGTCATCGCCCACGTGCTTTACATCGACATGCCGGATGGGACGAAGAAAGGCTTCCCGTTATCTATCGGCCAAGCACTATCGCCGAAGATCGCCAGCTACTTCCCAAGTGTAGTGCTCTACTCTAACGATGGAGGAAAGAGAACGATCAGAACTAACTCCACCCCGTTGATCGACCTCGCGAACCCAAAGCCGTTCGCGGTGTCGCCTACCTACTCGATTGAGACCGGCCTTGCCGAGATCTTCGAGGTGCTACGAGAGCAGAAAGTAACGACAATCAGAAGGAAAGCATAACATGGCTAAGAAAGAAATGACTCTTGCAGAAATCCTCCAGCAACCAATCGTGTCTGCGGAACGCCCAAAGCCGTTCCCAACTGGGAGCTACGTCTGCGCCGTCCAATCCTACGACACAGGCGAGATCGCTTCCGGGACGGAGTACATCGACTTCACTCTCAAGCCTGTCAAGGCTATGCGTGATGTCGATAAGGACGCCCTCAAAGAGGTCGGCGGCCTCGGCGATCGAACCCTCAGGTATAGAATGTGGGGAACTTCCGCCAGCTCCTTCCGGCTCCGGAACTTTATCGAGAACTGCGGAGTCGATTTCAACGAGAAGACCCCGTTCGAACGTGGTCTCCGAGCCTGCATCAACCAGCAGGTTGTAGCCCACGTCACCCACAACCCCTCAGCGGATGGCGAGATATTCTACGCCAACGTCAAATCCACCGCTCCAATCCCTGACGAAGACTAAAGGAGAGGGGGGCGCAAGCCCCCCATTCCCAATGCGTTGGATAATATGGCTGGGCTTAGCGGCCCTACTCTTCCTTGGCCTCAACCGATCCCTTGGGTATGGCTGCGAGGCTCGTTGGCAAGGGCAGAACGTGCGATCCCAATGGGAACCCTTCGCCGGCTGTCTCGTCACCGTCAACAGTTATGATAGGGTTCCAGAGGAGAACGTCCATGTTAACTTCAATCCGCCCGGCATCTCAATTGATAGGGTCAGATGATGAGCGATATCGTTGAACGGCTGCGCAGCGCCCCGTTCTCCCCAGAACACATCCAGCTCATGCGCAACGAAGCAGCCGAGGAGATTGAGCGGCTGCGCGCCCTCAAGACGCCTGCGTCGCGGCAATTGCTGAATGTCACCAAGGCGGCCCTGGACCATGCCGAGACCGAGGTCGAGCGGCTGCAAGCAATGCTGAAAGAGAAAGGACATCCAGATGAGAGATCATTTTCATGCTAGCCATAGTAGGGGAGGCTTACGGTGAAAAGGAAGAAGCGGAAGGCCGACCGTTCGTCGGACCAACAGGTTTCCATCTCGATAACATGCTTAGTAACGCTGGGATCAAGCGATCCGAGTGTTGGGTCACTAACGTATTCAATCGCCGGCCACGGGCAAATCAGATCTCCGCTTTCTGTGGTCCGCGAGAGTCCTCTGTTCGAGGATATCCTGCGCTCACTTCAGGAAAGTATGTTAAGGGCGAACTACAAGGGGAACTGGATAGACTTCGTAAAGAGATCCGAAAGTTCCAGCCATACCTTATTCTTGCCCTTGGAAATACAGCGTGCTGGGCCTTCCTCGGAAGAACGGCGATAGGCCGGATGCGCGGGATCACCACCATCTCCACCCACTTAGTCCCAGGGATCAAGGTCTTACCGACGTACCACCCGGCCGCGATATTCAAGCAATGGAGCCTACGGCCGATCGTTCAGATGGACATCATCAAGGCCGCGCGGGAGATGGCCTTCCCGGAGATCCGACGGCCGAAGCGAGAGATATGGATACAACCTACATTGGAGGACATTCGTGAGTTCAAGCGACGATATCTCGACGACGCTCAGCGAATTGCGGTCGATATTGAAACAAGCGGACGCCAGATCACTTGCATTGGCTTTGCCCCCAGACGGGACCTTGCCCTCGTCGTCCCTTTCTTCGATTCAAGAAGGGACGGCAGAAATTATTGGCCTACTCTATCGATTGAACGAGAGGTTTGGGAGGTTGTCGCTTCTATTGTCGAGGATCGAGGAACTCAGAAGATCTTCCAGAACGGGCTTTACGACATAGCCTTTCTCCTTCGGTCCTACGGGATAAGGGTTTATAACGCGGTCGAAGACACGATGCTCTTGCATCATGCGCTCCAGCCAGAGAGCTTGAAGAGCTTGGAGTTCTTAGGAAGTGTTTACACGGATGAGGGGGCGTGGAAGCAGATGAGGGGGAAGACGACGATCAAAGGAGATGACTGATGCAAGAGGTCTCTACTCACAAAGAGCAGTGGACTCTCAAAGATTATGCTAGGGAGATAAACCGTGAGTACGAAAGCGCTACGAATTCTATTCTCCGAATAGGTGCATGGCTAAATGAAGTTAAAGCTATACTTCCACATGGTAGATTCATGCCTTGGGTAGATGAGAATTGCTCTTTCAATATACAGCAAGCCAACAAATATATGCTTATCGAGAAGAACAAGGATGTAATCTCTAAGCCTCCAACCAGCCTTAAAGTCGCTCTGAGAGAAATAGAAGAAAGTAAGTCTTCGCAAATTACTTCCGCGGAAGTAATTTCAAAACTCCCGAAATCCCCTCTCCCACCGCCAATAGAAGAAGTCGGCCAAGAACTAGCTCTATCTATTTACTCCATCTTAAGAACCCCTGTGAGTAAGCTGAGGGAGATAGCCAAGCACAAAGACAGCCTAGACCAAAAGACCAAGGAAGGCATCATAACCTCAATTCAAACCGCAGAGCACGAACTACACCTTTTAGCAAAGGAGTTCGAGGAATGAGTTACATCGACGATCTAGCAGAAGCCGCTAAGAAGGAAATGGCAGAGAAGAGAACTGAATGGGCTGCGTTGCCACTCGATACTAACATTTGGTCACAACGAGCAATTAAAGGACTAGCCGAAGATGTAACCCTTTCCGAGAACGGAGTGTTTGCTTCTCCATGCACGGCCTTTGCCTTAAGACATTCAGGGAGAAGGTTCAATTTTAAAGAAGAAGTAAAGAGATTAATTCCAAGGCCGGATCCGTCTGATGGAATATTAATAGCATTGGATCCTCGATTCCACGCTTTTTATCATGGCACTTGGTTCATAGGAGGTCGGAAACGAGAGACTTTCAATCATCAATGGGTTAGAACAATGATTAGAGAGAAGAGATATACGAGAGAGTTTGGGGCTATTGTCTTGGGGGCCTTAGACCTTGATGATGCTAATCTGATTCTTGGCAATGAGTACGAGTAGTGCCTAAGATAATCAAAACTCACCTCTCCTCGCCTACGGTGCTCTCCGGCTCAGAGCGCCTCTGGACCTACAACGGCCTCGACTGCTGCGTCACCTTCGAAGTCTTCGAGGCCCTCGAAGGGCAGCTGGATAATCAAACGCGAAGCACCTACGAGTTCTCGAAGGCTTTGCAGGCGCCCGTCCTCGACATGCGGCTCCGCGGCATCGCCATCGACATCGCGGAGCGCGACAGACTCCTCGATGAATACGAGAATGATATCGAAGAGTATATCGAGACGTTAGAAGACATCGTCGTCCGCGGTCTTGGCGTCTACGGGTTTAACTGGCGCCAGCCGCGCGATCTCCACAATCTCTTCTACGAAGTCCTAGACCTCCCACACGTGCGAAAGCACGGTCGGATCACCGCTGACCGCGAGGCGCTAGAAAAGCTTGAGCATTACAGCATCGCCACACCGATCGTCACGCTCCTCAAGGCCATCAGGGATTATGATAAGCGCGCGCAGATGCTCCGAACGGAGATCGACCATGACGGCCGGATGCGAACTTCGTTCAATATCGCCGGGACAGATACCGGGAGATTCTCCTCTAGTATGTCGGAGTTCGGAACGGGAGGGAATATGCAGAACATCGAAGATCGGCTCCGACGGATCTTCGTTGCCGATCCAAAGATGAAGTTCGCCTACCTCGACGCCGCGCAAGGTGAGTCGCGGTGCGTCGGTGCAATAGAATGGAACCTCTTCCATGATGGGACATATCTCGATTCGTGTGAATCCGGAGATCTCCACACCACAGTTGCTAGGCTTTGCTGGCCTGATCTCGGATGGACCAATGAGCTTGACGCTGACAGGGAAATCGCCGAACAACCTTACTATCGGAATCATTCTTTCCGGGATATGTGTAAGAAACTCGGACACGGAACTAACTATGGAGGTCAACCACGCACTCTATCGCAGCAAAGCCGAGTCGACCTCGCGATCGTCGAGAGCTTCCAAGGCCAGTATCACGAAGCCTTCCCAGCGCATCGCCGTTGGCACCGCTGGGTCGAGAAGACTCTCAAAGAAGAAGGGAAGATAACGAATCTAACTGGTCGTAGACGGCAGTTCTGGAGCCGCCGCGATGCCGCAGACACCATCCGCGCGGCTATCGCCTCCGACCCACAAGGATCGCTCAGCGACATCGTGAATAACGGAATGCTTCAAGTCTGGCGCCGCCAGCTAGGACAGCTGATGCTTCAATGCCACGACGCGGTCCTCGTCCAATATCCGGAGGAACAAGAAGGGAAGATCATCCCAAAGCTCCGGGAGGCGCTTAAGTTTAGGCTAGAGCTTGAGCACGGAAGAGACTTCATCATCCCATTCGATTGCAAGGTGGGTTGGAATTGGGCTAAGTACGGGAAGGATAATCCTGATGGTCTCAAAGACTACACAGAAGGTGACAAACGGAGACGCCAGAAGAAGGTGTCCATCTTGGATCAACGAATTCGTAGCCCAGACAGAGAACACCGAGTCACCCGTCGCATATAGAAGGTGGGCGGCGATCACCGCCATCGGGGCGGTGTTGGAGCAGCATGTCTGGGTCACGACCTCGACGGTCTTCTTCCCCCATCTCTACACCTTCCTCGTCGGAGATCCTGGAACGGGGAAGAGCCGCGCAATCTCCGCGGTCATGCGATACGTGCGAGAGATCACCGATCTCCCACTAGGCGCGACCTCGATGACTATGGCGTCGATGGTCGATCTCCTCGACGAGTCGAAGAAGAACCTCACCCTCCCGAAGTTCAGCATCTACCAGTATAATACGATGTTCATCGCGGTCGACGAACTCTCCGCGTTCATGCATGAGTATGATAAGGCGTTGATCGCCGGCCTAACGGCGTTCTACGACGTTGAGCCCTACCATCAGACGAGAAGGACGAAGGAGCTTTCGATTAAGATTGAGCGGCCACAGCTATCGATCCTCGCTGGGACCGCTACTGGGAACCTAATCCATCTAATCCCGGTAGGGGCGTGGACGCAGGGGTTCATGTCGAGAGTTATCATGGTCTTCTCTGAAGACCGGCCACTGATTGATGTGTTCAACGCGCCGAAGCAAGAGCTATCGAAGGATCTAATCCACGATCTTCGGGTGATCGCTTCGATCCAAGGAGAACTCGGCTGGACGAAGAGCTATGCGAATGCGATGAAGGAATGGAGGGAAGCAGGGATGCGGCCAACCCCCAACCATCCTAAGCTCCAAGGGTATTGCGCCCGACGCTTCGCCCATCTCATCAAGCTCACGATGATAGCCTACATCGATCGTGGGGGCGAGGTCAACGGAGAGTTGGATCTACGCGATTTTATGCTAGCGAGAGGATGGTTGGTGGAGGCAGAGAAGGGAATGCCAAGGATCTTTGATACCGCGGTCGGTGGGTTCGACAGCGAAGCGGTTGAAGAGCTAAAGCATTATGTGATAACGCATGGTCCGGCCGGAGCCGATGAAAGGAATATCCTCCGCTTCGGGATGAGGAGGTTTAAGTACGCAATTCACGTTAAGGACGTGGTACAGATGTTGATCGCGGCGGGGGAATTCAAGGTAGTCGCGAGTGGATATGGGTCGAGGGCGATAGCTTCGACGAAGACCTTCACCCATGAGGTGGATGGAGACGGCCCTCAATCAAGCCCCGCATGAACGTATCACCTTTGAACGGCACCCAATGCTTGGGATCCCATAGGAACCCCTTTGGATGCTCCATTCCATGACTGTATCGGTAGAGCCATTCCGCCGCCCTCCCCATTGGGGCGGTAGTCATACCAGTGGCCATGCCATTTATGGTGAAGAAGTCGCGGAGCGTCTTGCCGACAAGATCTTTATCTTGACTCCACCTATTCGCCTTCGAGATATCGTTGTACACATCGCCTATCGGCTTAACAATCCCAGTCCATATCCCCGGCGCTGATGGATGACCGCCGATTATCGCTTGAACGATCTCTCTAGCCCATACCCAACTCGCCGACAACTCTCTAGTGAGGGCTTTCGCCGCCATAACCCCCCACGAATCCCGCTCCGCATTCGTGTAGGGAGTTATCATCTCTTCGACCGTCGCAGGGATGAGGACGTAGGCGACTAGGCCAAGCGCGACCCTACTCAACTGATCGTACGCATCCTTAGGATCCCTCCTCCCAACCGCCTTCTTAAACTCCTTCGTCCGCCAAGCCATTTCGTACTGCTTCTGAAGCATATGGTTAAAGAAGCCATAGAGCTGAGCGAAGCTTTGCTTCATCGGCCCCCCTCGCATGATTGAAGGCTTGAAGGTCTTCATGGCTGAGCCGTGGGCTTCTTTAACCGCTTGGTCGGCAGCACGAATGGCTTCGCCATGAGCCATCTCGGTCGCATCGGTGATGCTACTCCCTTCATCAATTAGCTTAGTGAATTCATGTCCGTTGATGATGTCATAGGTCACCTTCCACGTTGGGACGGTCGATAATAGATCGAGGAAGGCGACGGGCCGCGCTCCAAGGAGGAGGAGGGTCTCTCTCAACCCACCCTTCCGAAGAGCAATCTCAGCTGGCACTCCCAATCCCTCAGCGATGCTTTGCATCCGATTCCTTACCACCTCGCTATTCTTCATAACGAAGTTCCAGTGGCTATCCATAGTCTCCTCATTTCTGAGGAGGAACTTATTGAGTTCTTGAGACCAAAGCTTGGCAGCGATTCTAGTCGGAAGGTTGACTGAACCAACGCCAAGGCCGTGAAGGGTCCGGAAGGGGAGCATGCCGACGTTGTACGAAAGCTCTCCGATGAACTTCACCATCGCCCCAGCCCCATGATCCGCCCAAAGCTGGGCAAGGCTGTTAAAGCCGGCAGTGATTCCATGCTTACCCGTGGTATGGAGATTGTACCCGATCAGGGTCCCAACCCCATTCTGCATCAGCTTAGTTCCGTAGTAGGAAAAGATCGCCTGCGACTCGGAGTTGAAGTTGGTGTTGTTGGTGATGTCGAGGAGCATCTCATCAAACTGTCGGAAGATATGCTCTCCGTAGTGCCGATCAAGCATCGCCTTGAATCGATTCGCCTTTCCTCCTATCGTGTTCGTAGTGTCTCGAACGATCTTACTGACGTTGATGATAGCTTCGCGGTAGGCGATGTCGCGAATCATCTGCCGCATTCGAACTGGGATGATATCGAGGTTCAGCTCAAGCGGAGCCATGTACTTAGTTCGAGGAGTGAGGTACTTCGTCGGCATGCCGAAGCTAGCCCAGTTCGTCTGAATCAATCCGTTGTAGGTCGCTAGGCGCTGACTAACGTCTGCCCCCAGCTGCTGGCTGTAATCTATCGGGTGATACCAGCCGGGGAAGCTACCGTATTTTGGAGAGTGAACGCCAGTCAGCTCTATCTTCTCTGGATAGATACCGTAGAGATGGTGTTCCATGTTCTCGATCTCTTCGAAGAGTTCATTGAAGAGACCTCCGATTGCCTGCTGCCGCTGCCAATCTCGCTTCGAAGTGTTATCTTCGAGGTACTTAATGATCCGCGCCTCATCAGGCTCGCCGTTAGCGTCGAGGATGTCGTGTCCTCGCGCTAGCTTCTCTATATTCGACTTGTTCCCGATATTCGCTAGAACAGCGAGGAGGTTTCGCCTAGTCCAGGGGAGAGGATTGCCGGTCTGCGGATCCATGAAGAGGTCGTTCGGGATCTTCTTATTGAGATAACGTGGGGTGAGATCCCCCGCTATCTCGGTAAGCCTCTTCTGGAACTGCCGAAGCTTGGTCCCATCGTAAGAGTCAGCTTCGGCCAGCGGGTCCATAAGCAGCCGCGTAGCCAATCCTCGAGCCCCTCTATCGATCCTCTTAGTAATCGACGCGAGATTGATATGTGACCAGCCATAAGCCTTGATCGCGTACCGAAGCCTTCTCTGCTTCCCTAGGTGATCTAGCTCTTTGATTGGCTTATCCCCGATTTCTTTGACCAACGCATTGAGATCGTTCATGATGTTATCTAAGCTTAATGCCTCCCCTTCCTTCTCAATCGTCTTCACCGCCCTCCCCACCTTCGCCATCGCTTCAACCGAGTCTGCGACCGCTTTATATTGCCCAGCGGTCAAGCGATCCATCTCGAATTGCTTCGTCTCGTGGAGAAAGAGGGGGACCTTCAGATTAAGCTGTAGCGATGCCATCTTATCGGCGAAGTCTTTGAGGGTGGGAAAGCCTGACGCCTCCATCGACGACTCCACAACCGACGGAGTATTAACTGGCTTCCCGACCTTGAGCATGATCCAATGAATGGCATTGGTAAAGTTCTGGTCCGTCGACTCGACAATGTCCGCGCGGAACTGCTTGAACCTTCGATCCGCCTGCTCTGCGATCTTCTCATGCGCCGCCGCCTCCCTCGCCATGAGAGTGGAGAGGTACTGCGCCTGCTGCCAGCGTAAGGCCTCAAGCGGCTTCTCCGCGAGAAGCGCCGCGACCATCTTCCGATAGGCCTTACCAGCGTCTTTGAAGAATCTCGTGGCGGTGACGGCCTTAGCGGTCGATTCAGAGACGATCTCATGCGCGAATCGCTTCATCGACTCCTTAGTGATCGGCGTTTTAATCCCTGCTTTCGCGGCGCGCATGAGGGTCAGTTCGTGAAGCATATCAAGTTGGGTCTTCCCAGTGATATGATCTTCGATCTCATCAAGAAGTGCTTGCCGTTTCGGCGCGAAGGCCTCCTCGGTCCGACGCTGTGCCTCTTGATTCACGAGATCCTGAACGAAGTCCCGAATCCCCTTACCCTCACGTGCGTTCTCCAACGCGCCGATGTCTTGAATCAGATCAGACGCAGAGTCGTACTTGAAGAGGTTAGCGAGGACGTCGGGGTCTTCACCGGTCTTCGACTTGAGATCGTCGGGGAGAAGCGCTGCTTCCTCCGGAGTAAGCATGTTGGTGTTGAGCCGAACCCGCTTCAGCTTCTGACCGTAGAGTTCTCCGGTCCGCATGTAGATCAAGGCTGCGATGTCCGCGCGATTGGTCAACTCCTCCTGAGCCTCCGCTTGATTCTTCTTAAAGTTCTCCTTCCAATCCTTCCGTGCTTCCTTCTTGATCCGCTCAACCCGCCGCTTCTCCAGCTTCGCTGCATCTTCAAGGGATCGTTTCTCAACGAGATCGGTGATCTTGGCCATCTCCTCCTTGTTGAGCCCGATGGCTCCGCGCTCGAACATCGCCATCTTCGGCGCGATGGAGGGGTCGATGACTCCTTTCGGTCCCATCTCAGCAAGCTCTTGCTGCATGCCTGCTATCCTCAGCTCCGCCGCCTTCTTCTCTGCCCAGAACTTCCTGCTCTCAGGCGTCAGCCGAACCTCTGCTGCTTCCGCGCCAAGGCGAATCGCGGCGTCGAGGGCGGAGGTTCTAACGCCTAGAATGTCGGAGATGATCTTGATGACTGCGTCCCAGACTGTTGGCTTCTCTATCCCCAACTCTTTAATCAACGCTGGATCATCGAGCTTAATCTTAGCTAAAAGGGACCTGAATCGTTCATTGGAGAAGGTCTCCGCGACGAACTCATCGTGGTTCGTCATCCCGTATTCTTTTTCAATCCCCGGCATCTTCTTCTCAATAAAGTCTATTAGCATTCTAACTCTGGCTTGAAGCCCTATGTCCTGCTTCATCGCCCGCATAGTCGCAGCGTGCATCCCTTCATGCGCTAGCGCGTAGGTTCCGAAGGGAGTTCCGTAGACCGATTGGCGCATAATAATGTTGTCGAAGATCGGATCGTAGTAGGCCATAGATTCTTTATTAGTTCCAGTCGCCAGGTTCTTCTCGAACACGTCGTCCGCCACTACATGGAGCGGAACGGAGGAAGCGCGACGGACTATCCCGGCGGCTTCCTTCGTGGTGAAGCCAGCGAAGATAAGGGGCAACTTCGCCTGAGGAATGGACTTGACGGCCTGCCCAACGGTCGTCGAGCCGATCGACGGAAACATCCGCATAACACCTTGGACGCGGACTTGCGCTGGAGGGCCGAGATGGAATTCATGAGGAGAGGCGGCGGCCCCTGTCGGCTCTGCGAATTGAAGACCGGTGGCTTCTCGCGCTGCACGGACGCCTTCTTCGAAGGGATCCCGCTTCACCGCTAATGCCTCGGTAGAAGGCTCCTCCGGCTTTGGCTCCTCCTTCTTCGCCGCCTCCACCATCTCCTTCAGCTCAATCGACGACCCCCCATTCTCCTTCAGCTCAAGGCTGTCCATCAACTCCCTTCGGACTTCCGGCGACACCTTGGTAAGGAAGTCCTGTATCGGAACCTCAACAGTTCCTCCATTCGCCGCGGCCGCACGGAGTTGCTGAATAAAACCCGGCAACCTGCCAAGGAGATTATCTTCAGGTGAAGGTTCCTTTCCCTTGTAAAGCTCACGAATCGCTTCAAAGGGGAATCCGACGCTCCCTTCGGGGTGTACCCCGATGAACTCCGCCAGAGCTTCCTGGCTTCTCTTGCCCGTCTCAGTCGCGTCAAGCTTTGTCCCCGCTTCACCGAGTAAAGCCGCATCTATCCCTGCCTGTATCGCTTTCTGCTTGTCGATGATCGGATCGAGCCCTGGAGGTGGTTCTTTCCCCGCGTCGATCCAAGGCTTCACTCGGCCGAAGGCTCCGCCAACAAGGCCCATTGTGATGAGTTCGGCGAATAAGTTCTCGGCGTCAGTATCTATCTTTACATCGTGGCCGTAGATGTATTTAGCTGCGATCTGATTCAGAGCGTCTTGAGCCCTGCCCGTAGCGACCATTGTTGGAGCGAACCTCATCGCCTGAGTAAGCTTCGCTAGCGTCCAGCCGGGGATCCCTCCTATCATCATCTGGACTGGCTTGGAGAGGAAGTGGAAGGGGAGGGCGCCGAGGACAGTGCCGCTAACGAGACCGACCTTGTACATCCTCATCGCTTGCTCTTCGGTCGCGCCTTCGGCCAGCGCCTGCCTCCGCAGTGCTTCCGCCTGCTGCAAGCCCATCGTAATCGCCGCGCCACCAACGCCTCCGGCTACCGCGCCTGGAAGGAGGGTGAGGAGATCGCCAAGGCCGAATCCGACCTTCCCAGCGAGGCTATCAGTCGCTTTATCTACCTTCTTCGCCTCCTCCTCTCCGAGGGCTTCGACCGTTTGAGCCCTGCGCCTCTCAGCCATCCGCTCTTCGACGTGCCGAAGCTCCTCGGATCCAAAGAGCGTGCCAATGGACTCGATCCCAGTACCAGCTCCACCCTCAATCCCCCTCACCACTCCAGCGGCTAACCGTCGATACCACGACATATCCCCGCCCTTCGCATAGCGATTGAGGGCTTCGCTAGCTTCGTGGAGGTTCCCAAGATCTCCCTTAGAGATCGTCCCGTTGAGCGGGTTGGCATTGATCCACTGCGACAGCGCGGGGGAGTTTCTAACGAACTCTTCGGTGATCTGCTCTTGCGCCCGCCGCTCGAAGTTCTCATAATCAGCGTTGACTAGAGGACTAGGAACTCCCATTGAGCGACCGAGAACCCGGCTCCGCGCCGCCTGATCAGGATCCCCTTCAAGGCCGCGGACTGCGGATCTAGCGGCATCGTCGACGTAGTCGTCTATGTAGGTCATGGCAGCTCTGGGGTCTCTTCAACCGCGGGCGGGGTGGTCTTAGGGAAGATCTCATCGTACTTCTTCTTAAGGGCCAGCCCACGAGCCAACTCATCTGTGAGCGGGGCAGACTTAGGATACTTCGCCGCCCACTCCCGTTTCACCTCTTCGATTACTTCTGGCGGAGGCTTGAAGTACGGGGTCTCTTTAGAAAGCCAGTTCCTAAATGATTGTGGGAGCCATTCCGCATCAAGCGCGCCTGGCTTTATGTAAGTCCTTAGGAGTTCAGTCCCCATCCTCTGAATCTCTTCATCCGGCATTGGCTTTTTATGTTGCCGCTGATAATTAGATAGCATTTGAGTGACCGCGCCGACATACTCGTTATATCCAAGTTCATCATACCTATTCTTCGGTATCCGCTCGAACAACTCACCGGAACCAACGAAGTTGGTGATCGTCTTCAACGCATGGGCGACGTCCGGATTTCTCTCCCCCCTCTTATACGCGCTGGCTTGAGCATCAGAAATATCATCCCTCCAACTCTCTGGCATCATTAGAGCAGGAGTGAAGACTTTCGATAGCTTCTCTGGATCGGTGATGGCCCAACCCATTATCTTCCGATACTCTGCCTCCGATTCCACCGTAGCGAGGTAATTGCCCTTGATATTATTCTTTATCGAGTCCTCGATCTGATCCTTCCGCCAGTTAGGGAGCGTGGTATAGATGGCCTGCGCCGCTGGATTCGCCTGCCATATCTGCTCCAAGGAGCGGGGACGAAAGCCACTCGATAGAGTCTTCTTAAGCGAATCGCGCATGACCTCCATATTCCGATACTCAGTGTCGATTCGATCCTTTCGATCGGCGTTGTACCCATTCCGAACCCGATTTATCGCCTTCTCCTCGAAGTCAGCGGGGAGGTTTGGATGGTCCCGGCGGAGCGCTTCCACCTCCTCTCTTGCCCTCGCGATCCTAGATTCGAGCGATTCCTCCGGCTTATCCCCAGGGGCCTTAGTCTTCAGATCCCCATTGATATCGGCCTCGAGCTTTCGCCCTGCGGTCTCAGCGAATTGTCCATTGGCGTACCTCTCGGTATCGACCAGATCCGCTCCGAACTTATCTCTGTTTTCCTCAATAAGCTTTAAGGCCCCCGGCGGATTATAGAGCGACAGCGCCTTCGCCCACTGAACATAGCTCTTCTCCACCATCGGCTTAACGAGACCCTCCGCATCCAATCCCTTCGCTCCTGCGAGGCGGGTGGCTCCTGCCTTAATATCCTCGATGATCTTAAGAACAACGTCTGGGTTCCTAGCGTTGAGGGAGATTTGGGAGAATAGATTGTCGACGGACCTGCTAAGTGCATCATCCCTAGCCGACCTAAGCTGTCCTTCGGAGTGCGAAGCCGCGGTGTAGAGCTCTCTGATGTAAAGCCCGCGCGACTCCCGATCATACATCAACCTCGCGTGACGGCTGGTCAGGCCCCCACCGATATCGGTCCGAAGCTTCGCCAAGTCCCCCTGATACTTGGTCAAGGCTTCCGGCGAAGCATTCGCCCCTTCAAGCGACATGAACTTCGCTCGAAGCTTGACCGACTCCTCTCCATACCGAGTGTTGGCGTTGAGCGCTTCAGTTTCGTTCTGGAGGTTCTGGAGGTACTGCGCGGTTTGGAAGGTTTGATCGCCAAGGCGGGAGACGTCCTGCCCGGCCTGCTGAAGCGCGGCGCCGGTTCTTTCACCGAACGCGCCTTCAACAACCCCTTCGTGGAACTCAGGGGTCCTACCCCCTTCAGGGGCGACGGTCGGAAGGAGAGGGACGGTTGGCATCAGCCTTCCTCACGCGGAGCGGGGACCCACCAGCCCGGCGCGCCCTTATCCTGAGGGAAATCCGCCTGATACTTATACCACTTATCTGCCACCGATCCGAGGGTCTCCATCCCCGTCCCAGCCATTGAGATCAAGCTGGCCGCTTTCGCGCTGGTAGCGGCCGCTCCGTACATCCCCGCATCAGCGATGTCCTGCGACTTCTTCACGTCCATCGCGTAGGCGGACCATGCAGCGTTCGAGCGAATCGTCGCTTGGTCGTGCCCGGCGAGATCTCCCATCGACTTAACTATCGCGGAGCTGGAGCCGGTGTTGACGTCGAGGCCTCGCGCGCCGGAGCCGGCGCGGAAGCCAGCGATTCGCTGCGCCCACTCCTCCCCTTTCCGCTGCGAATCCACCTCCCCCTTGAACATCGCGTAAGCCCTGTTCTGTTCGTCGATCTGCGCGTTCATAAGAGCAACGGATTGTTGGTAGCGCGCCTTGTTCTGCGCGGCGACGCCACTCTCGTACTCGCCGAACATCTTGAGGCCGCCGCCAGCTGCGCTAGCCCCCATCCCGACTACAGCTAAGGTTCCAGCAGAGATAGGATCAGCCATGCTTCCTCCTAATTATAAAAGGAACCCACTGCCCCCTCGGCTCCCCGTACTCCCCACCAAGCCATCGAATCCACTTAAAGCTCTCTTCCTGCCCAACCCTCGTCACCCCGACGACCTCCGGGTAGTCCTTCAGGATGTTCTCAACGACCCGCTGGGAGTGCCGGACGAAGATGAATCGGTGCTGCTTAACGAGTGGGGTGGTGTAGAGCCAGAGGTGGGGGGTGATTGAGAGGAGGGTTGGAGAGACCAAGCCCCAAACGCAGGCGACCTTCCCCAAGATCATTCCTAGCCAGATCTGATGGCTTTTGACCAGCGCGTGATTCATCGCCACTGCTTCACCTTCAGTGAGGAGCGGAGCTATCGCTTCCATCACCTCCGACCTACTTAGCTCTTGAACGGAGACGTTCATTTCGGTGTATCTCCAACATCGATCTCCGGGATAACGCCTAGGACGCTGGCCGGCATCGGGTTCGACTGCTGAATGCAGTACTGTCCTTGGACAGTCCAACGTGGGTCCACCAAGGTTCTCGCGTCTTCAGTGACGAGATCCGTCACCACTTGATTGGAGGCGGAGCCGACATTCCCTACCACCAAGTCCTTCATCGGGACGAGAGAAGAGAAGTCCCCACCGATGCTAAGCCCAAGAGTGTCTTCGACCCTGACCGTCACCGCTGGAATCTTCTTCCGCTTCCCTTGAGTGGTGGGATCGCCCGTGTCAAGTCGAAGCGTCTGTAGCTGTGCAGTGAAAGGGAGACCAATCGTGACAAGCGATGCTGGCGTTCCAAGTGTAACGCTTCCGTTGCCTGCAACAACCTGCGGCGGGATGACCTGGCCATCAGCCAGACCGGTGACGCTAAGGCCAACAAGATGATCCAAGCCACTAAAAACAGTTGCAGGGCTACCGCTATACTGAAGGCCAGCGTCCACGCACCAAGCATTCGCAACTTGCCCATTGAAGAACCTCTCCGCTACGCGCTCGATGTACTGCATGGTTTGTGATTGCACTGTCCGCTCGACGATGACATAGACGGCGTCAAGCGCGGCGGCAGTCCCGTTCGGGGCGGTGACGGTCTCGGTGACCGTCGCGACGGACTTAAACAATCCTTGCGTGTCGTGATGGGTCCAGCCGATCAACTCCTGCTCACGCAGGAACGTCAGAGATAACATGATCCCGTCGTTCCGAATCGCCCATATGACCTTGTACGGCTCCTCCGCGAATGCCCACTGTGGGAGGGTGAAGCTGTAGAAGAGGTGGGAGGAGAGGACGGAGATGTCTGTTCCAGTGAATACGTTCGTATAGAAGTTAAACGTGATATATCTGACGATTGAATTCTTCGCTTGAATGAAGAGGATGTCGTTGTTGGCTCGGATCGGCGGGACGTCCGAGGCTCCGCCGAAGCTCTGTGGAGCAACGTTGACGTCCGCCGGAGTTATCGGGGCGTTACTGGCTCCGCCACTCAAGAGCCAGGACTTCCTATCGGAGAAGACGATCAGTCCGGTCGGCACCGCGATCATCGATTTAATCGTGTTCAAGCTCTCGCCAACGATCGAGGCGGTGATTGAATCGTCGTCCTGAATCGGGGAGGAGACGTTGAAGTTGTAAAAGCTCCCCGGCTGGCTGAGGTAGACCGTCTGCGGGGCTCCTGCCGCGCCGCCGAACGCGAGACGCTCTTGGTAGAACGCTGGGACCGAAGGATTGCCGACGGTCACCGCCGCAACCGTAGCCGTCGCCGCCGTCCCACCAACATTCGGGGTGAAGGTGACGGCAGGCGGACTCGCGGCAGTGTATCCAGTTCCTCCTTGAATCAAGTTCACCGCAGCGACGTGCCAAGTTACGTTGAACACCTGCGTCGCGAAGAATCCGCCGCCTAGCGGCTTGTTGAGTTGGATCGTCGCTGGAAGAGATCCGCTGGATAGAGTCCCCGGATTCACTACGTGGTAGCCGGTTATTGACCCTGTCGGCGCACTAGTCGAATCAACATGGACTCTAAATCCAGTTGTTGGATCGGAGACCTCGCTTCCCGCCGACCAAGCGCTGTTACCAGTGCCCAAAGAGGTCGATGGATTTGTCTTACAGATCGCACTCGCCGTCGCGGTCATACCGGATGATGGAGCGGCGATGGCGACCGTGGGAACGGTGGTATAGTTCCCACCGACAGTGGTGAGAGTGACGAAGTTGACCGCGCCGCCAGAGAACGGGTTCTCTATGATCGGAAAGCCTTGACTAAAGTCCGCTCCATTGATGCTGAGTCCGTTGTTAAAGGCATCATAATAAGTGTTCCCAGGCTGATTGGCAATGAATCCAAACACCGCACTCGCAGTCAACACCGCGGTGGTGTTGGTCTGCGATCGATAGATGTTATAGCTCTGCGCCCCCGGCACTACGGACCAACTGAGGGTGACCGTGGGCGTACCAGCGGTGCCGACGGTGGTCGCGGCGACCGCGGAAGGACCGCTTTCCTGTCCATTGAGATCGACCGCGGTGACGATATAGCTAATGTTGTAAGCTCCCGCGTTGCTAGTAGCGATAGTGAGCCCTGTCGGAATAGCCACCGTCGATCCGAATGTTATCGGCGCGATGGTCCAATCCGTCGGCCCCGAATTGATCGTCAACACTTGCGGAGCGTAGTTGGGATGGCAAAGGATCATCGAGTTAACGCTCTGCGTGTACTTGACTAGCGGGAGATCGGGAATGGCGTATGGGGAGGAAATGGTGTAGACCCGTGCAGCAGTGCCGCTGAAGCCAGCGGTGTTAACGGCGTTGCCGAAAAGATCGTTCAGCTGGAAGGTATTCGCGGCGACGTTCGTAACGACGTAGTACTTGCTGTTGATAGCGATCCAATCACCATTGTTGTAGCCGTGCGCGGTGATCGTGATCGTGGTGCTGGTCGCGCTCCCGATGGTCTGCGCGGCCTCGAGGATCGGCGCCCCATTATTATAGAACCGAATGTAGTTCTGGCCGAACTCCAAAACATACTGGACGCTCGAAGAGGCGATGAATGGGATCAACCTCGATCCGAGGGACTTACAAGTGAGGACGTACCTCGTCCCCGGCCGTGTGCTGACGCCACCACGATAATCGACGAAGAAGTTCTTTAGGAGCGCAGCACCAGCGTGGTACTTCGCGAGGTCGACCCTCGCGTTGAGCGCCGGAGCCCACTCTCCAGCATGGAAGGAGTGTTGGATAACAGGTTGGGCCATCTCAATACAGCGTTAATAGTGGACCCCAGTCATACTGGACGTTCGGCGATATCTCCCACGTCGGATAGTAGATGCCTCTAGCGCGGATCCAATCCGGGGTCACATCATTAACAGTCAACGCTTCATTCCCGTCCGCCTTCCGCGCTTCCACGATGAAGGCATTCGTCTCAGCAAGCTTCACGTTCGCCAGCGGCTTGTCGCCGGTGAGAGCGTAGACCAGCCTAGCGGCGAGAACAGCCACCCAAGCCTGAACGAACTCCGGGTCCATCACGTTCGGATCGACGATCTGACGAACGTAGGTGAGAATCGCCCCTTCCTGGTTCGTCAAGATGATTCGTTGATCGCCAGCCGTCGGGGTGAAGGTGAGGTTGAACGTCGCCCCGCTTCCACTCCCGGTCGTCGACCCTTGCGCTACTGGGTTCGATTGGACCTTAAAATAGCTTCCACTAATTGGAGTAGCTTCGCCTGCAATCTGGTTAACAACGCTAACGCTAGAGACAGAACTACCGCTAACGCCAGTAACAAGAAGCTGAGCGGGAGCACCAATAGGAGGATTACCTGCCGAAGCACCAGCCAAGGTGATGATATCACCAACCGCATAGCCAGACCCTCCGCTTACGACAGCAGCCGCGGTGACGCCGAAGAACTGATCGACAGCGACTTGAAATCGCTGCGGTGGCCCCATCCAAAACGCCGGCGAAGCGCCTGTCACCGCGGTCGTTATCGGCACTCCGGAGGCGAAGCCGGTGGTGAATTGAGGGACGACGAAGCGGGCTTTCAAGCAATCAACGGGGTATTGGTACTCGTAGGCCCAAGGCGGGGGTGGGATCCCCTTCTGCCAAGTCGCCGGGCCCGGACCAACGTTCTCTGGCGTCCCCGGCGCTGCGGTGATCAACGAGAGGAGGGCATAGTTGGTCCCGCAGTTCCACGGCGCGAGACGCAGGAGTTCATCTCGCGTCTGCGTTAGCACGAGGCTTGCCTGGATAGCTTCGTTGGATTGTTCACCCAACGAAGCCACCGTGGTGCGCGTTCCGAGGGATTGGAGCGCGCGATTGACTATGTCAACGGTCGTGGTCACCGCTGCGACCCCTTATTCCCATGGCTTGTGCTGCTGATGCGGGGGTGACCCTCCTTATCGTGGACAGCGCATTGCTTGTGGCCGTGATTGGTCCCGTGAAGGCCCGGCCCTTTCGGGTCGTTGATGTTGGTCGGGCCTTGCGGGGGACAGTAGTTGTGAACGTCCCTCGCCCGAGTAACGCCGCCGCTACTTGCGCGCGGGGGCTGCGGTTGGTGAGTGTCCGGACCGTACTGGCTGAGAATATCCCGTGCCATGCGCTGTCTCCTTCTTTGGTGGGTTGGCGAGATCTTCGGCGACCTTATGAAGCTCCTTCATCGCCTCGTCGAAGATCGACTTCAGAGTCGGCATATCCTTGGTCTCCCTCACGACAGTGAGGAGCGCTTGAATCCTCTCAAAGTCCATTAATGTCTCCCTTGTGATCCGGAGCGATGAACGGTTCTCCCACCGCCTGGCCCCGGTCGCTGCGGTGAAGGATTCGGCCCTGCATAGCCCTTGCCGTCGCCGACGGGGAGGGCGGTGTTGACGGAAGTATGTCTGCCCTCTCCTTTGAGCTGGCCGCCGGTGGCGTAGCCGTACTGACTAACGCCACGTGGGCTCATCGCGTGCGGGACGGGATGGGTTTTATACGCGGTTACAGTCTTATCAGCTTTTCCTTGCTTCATGTCTTACCTTTCCACAGGGCGCCGCCCTGTCCTTTCTCTCTCTCGAGCTGTTCGATAGTGATGTCTTCGACCCTTTGCATCTCCCCAGTGACCCACTTCGGTGGCTGCTGCCCGATGTTCTCGTAGAAGAAGCGGATGTAGATGAGGTTGTGGAGATGCTGCGTCAGCCGCATGATCTTTGGCGGGACCAAGCGGTCGATGTGTTCGACCTCCTCTAGCCCTTCGGGCTCAACCGGCCCTAGCGGATTTCCATCACCGAGATTACGACGTAGACCGCTCATTTCATCCCCATCGGCCCCGGCATCGGCCGCCCCTTCTTCTTCTTCCTCAGAATCCCCGTCTTCGCGTCAGCCATGTTGAAGTCCTTCGCGACGCCGGTTGGGATCCCGACCTTCTTCGCGAAAGCTGGGTTGTGCGCTGCCGCAGCCATCGTCCGCGCTTGCTTTGGTGAACTACTCGGCATTCTCTCCTCCTGGTTTGGGTGGGTCGTTGGGTTCTGGTGGGGGCTTCTCGCCTATCGGGCGAGGACGAAGGACTGGCCCGCGGAACTTAGCATCTACCTTGCACTTCGCTAGCAACTGCTGGATTTCCTTACCATTCTCAAAGACTTGATTCAGCAACTTTTCGCGCGAAGCAGCGGCACCATGCAAAGCGTAGAAGATGAAGGCTAAAAGAGCGAAGTTAGCAACGATCAACGCTAACGTCGCTGGCTGCGAACTAAGACCAGAAATGATGCTTCGAGCAGTCTGGCCAACCTCTTCAACCGGTCCGGTCATGCGACCTTGTCCATCTCATCCACATAGTTTTGAACGCGAAGGAACATCTCGTTCGCTTCAGGCATCAGCTCAACTTCCTTCCGGATGATCGGGCCATAGTGGTTAGCGAGATTCCGGAGGGTTAGCGCGTGGGTCTCCACCGCGAATGCGGGGCATTCTTTACAGAGCTTCTGGAAGTCGTAGCCACGGCCGCTGCCGTAGCAAGACCACTCGCTCGAAGAGCACGAGACGTCGTCGTCGAACGCATCGAGGTAGCACGTCGCCTTATTCACCGATTGACTGTACTCATTCATGAGGTTGTCGAACTCGGGATCACTCGCCGAATGGGCATTGTAAGAAGTCTGAAACAGGCCCGCCTCCGCCGTATCGCTCGATACATTGGAGGCTGACTGATCCCGTCCCTCACAATGACGGCCACTGGACTCCCGCATTCCACTACCAAGCATGAGAGCGTATAAGTGTCTGAGAGTGTCGGCACCGTCCCGTTCATTCGACATGTGGTATCGGTCATACTCGCTCCTATAGATGTTCAGCGCATCTTTGTCCGAGTTGGTCCGGGCCTTCGACATCTCAGCCACAGCGGGATGACCAATCTTGAGCTTCTTATAGCTCTGCGCGAAGGCCAGGGCCATTCCCTGCGTGTAGCCACGCGGAGCCTGCCCACGGTCCTCCCAAGCGTAGCTGGCGATCTCACTCTCATTGGCAATCCTCATGATCGCTTCCTGACCTACCATCCCGATGGCATGCGGCGGGGGTGGGATCGGAGGCTTGTGGGCGTACAGGGCGCCCCAAGTCTGCTGACCTACGATCCCATCGGCGTCGAGACCACGGGAGTACTGATAGTCCCTTACAGCGCTTTCGGTGACTGGACCAAAGTCCCCATCCACCTCTCCGTCAAATCTTGGGAGCATCCACTGAAGGTCTTCGACGTCTTGCCCGGTGTCGCCGAGGCCGATGACTGGCCGAGAGCTGAGAGGGACTTCGTAGGGATCTTCTGGTCGCGCAGGCGGCCGATCAGCTGGCGGAGCTTCTCCAACCAACGCGCCCGCGATGGCGTTGCAGATGTCATTGAACCCCTCCTGATAAAGGCCGCAGTCGGCACTGCTGTCGACGAAGCAAGTCTCGATCAACACCGCCGGCTCTTCGGTATTATTGAGGAAGAACAAGTCCGTCCGCTTCTTCGCGCCACGATTGATCAATCCTCCAGAGCTTGAAATAGCGCCCGCGACATCGGCCGCAAGGGAAGACTGAGTGACGTATAGGCACTCCGTTCCCATCGGCTTCGACGTAGTCTCGTAAGCGTTGAAGTGGACGCTGACGTCGAGATCCCGCGTCTTCGAATTATGAAAGTCAACGATCCGGTTCAGATTCTCATTCTGCGAGTGGCTGACGTCGTCGTGGTATTCAGTGACTGTATGGCCCATGCTTCGCAGTGCCGTCGCTACCGCCGGCACCACCTTCCGCGCCTCATCGACCTCGTCGATGTACCCGCTGGCGCCGCGGACGTACTTGCCATGGCCTGAACTGATGACGATTTTCATCTAAGCACCTAGTTGTTGCCGCTTATTGTTTTGTTAACACCGCTACCGCCGTCAGTGACGCCGGTTGTTGAATTGTGGACCAGGTTGTTCACGATGTTATAGTGATTCGATGTACCCGCATCGATTGTAATGGCGGTCGTATTGGAAGGCAGGCAATTCTCAGCAATAATAAAATCAGTAACTCCTGCCCCCACATGAATCCCCACAACACAAGTCGATGCCCAATTGCCAATGGCCCGTACGTTAGTTCCGCCGTTGATCAACAAGCCGTTCGCGCAATTGGTGGCGCCAAGCATCTTGTTCTTGGTTACCACTATGTTGTCTCCAACGGTCGCGTCCAGCTCTATAGCTGCACCATTCGCGGCTTCGCAGACATTCATTTCCAACGAGGCGATCCAGATATTGGCCGATCCGCCGGTAACCAAAACGGTCGATCCGCCGATCGGCGGGCCATAAGTGCCCCGGTCAACAACAGAGTCGAATGCCCCGTCAAATACCAAATCATGTTTGAAGCCACCGTTGTCCATCAGCGAAATATGCGACTCTCCGCTCTGGAAATAAGTGCCGACATGCCCGACAGGAGACATTAACAGCCAAGTAGCGCCGCCATCGACGATGTTTATCAGATAATTCTTCAATGCCGGTGGAGAACCACCCGTGGTTCCGGCTACCGTGCATTGGATGTAGTAGTTGCTGAGTGTTACGATGTCGCCGACATTATAGTGTGTGCTATTTGCTCTGGCGTTTATCGTAATAAGTCCTGGGTAACCTGGAGGACTCACGCCTGCCGGAAAGCCAAGGTCGGTGGAGGTGCGAATGAGCGAATTTCCGTTGGAACCCGGCTCGCACCATATCGCATACGGCTTGTTTTCGTTATACGGATTGGAGGCGATGATGGTTTCGATGTACGAGTCGGTGCACCGTATATCCAAGGTCGGTGACCCGCCACCTACCAAAATATGACTGACAACCAGATTGCCGACTGCTCCCAGCAGCAAAGCTGGTTTGGTCGCCCCGAACGAGCCGGTATCTCCGTTTTCAGGGTTGCCCTTTCCTAATATCCTGAATTCTTTCAGGACTGTGTTGCTGCTGTTAACCGTCAGAATAGTTTGATCAACAAAAGTCTGCAAGAAGGTTGAATCTACACCAGCTCCTAGCAGTGTCATGCTGGTTCCGCCAGGAATCGTCACACCAGACGCAATGAATTTGAAAGTACCTGCCGGAATTAATATTATTGCTCCCCCGCCAAAGAAGAAATCAAAAACAAAATTTATTGCTGCTTGAATTGGAATCGAATCGTCATTTACGCCGTCGCCCTTCGCGCCGAATTGCCTGACATCGATGACCGAAGCCAAGCTCAGCTGCCACCACGCAGTGTCAGCGGATTGGAATCCGCCGGGCGTTGAGCCGCCTACCTTGAAATAGGTTGTGCCGCCACCGTCGCCTACAGAGTAGAATCCAGCAGTTCGGATGTACGTGACGGTGCTTGGGATGGACGATGCTTGCGCGGCAGCACGCGTGGAGAAGTCGATGGTGGGTACGGTGGCGTTGTCTCCGAGGATCGTTGGGGCAGGCGGGACCTGCGCGGGAATGACTTGAGTCCGAGTCCATCCAACGGTCGGACCCATGAACATATTGACGAAGTCGAAGTTGTTTCCACCTTTATCGAGATCTTGTGCCATCATTCATCTCATGGCCCCATAGGGGGTGGAGGGATCAAGGTTGCGATCTCGGCCCACATCTTCAGCGCTTGGATTTCTGCCTGCGTGATGTGCTTGGCGCCGAACTCACCATCGAACATTGGAGCGGTCGTGGTAGTGGCGCCGGTATTAAACCAGTGCGTAGTGTCGGTGAGTGGGTTGCCCTTATTGGCGCCGGTCCTCGACAGATAGATGAATCCATCGGTGCCGAGGGCGCGGGTGCCTAGCGAGTAGCTTGTTGCGGCACTATAGGCCACTGGCGGCCCTATCCAATGCACGTTGCCATCGGTAGTCGGGTCGCGGCCGACGTTGTTCGCGGAGAAGCAGAAGTAGGCAAGTCCATTGGAGCCAAGGACCGATTGGCCGCGCTGATAGGTCGTTGTGGAGACCCATACTGGCGGGGTGGCGATGTACGCATGTATCGTCAGCACTGCGGTGCCATCGGTCAGCGCAAAGCCGTCGTGCCAATACTTCGTGAGAACGCCGTCGCAGCCCAGGCTGGTCGCGATCTGCGCCGACCGCGTCTGCGATGCGGCAAGATTGGTGAATGGCAACGCCATATCATTCGGGGTCATGGAACGCCCACTGCGGTCATGTAGGTGCGAAGGCGGCTATAGAAGTTAGAGGCGTCGGTGGAAGAGAGGGAGCCACCAGCGGAAGCCATGGCTAGTTGATTTGGAGTACCATTGATTGGGCCACTAGCCGAGTTATCATCACACAATATAAATAAATTGGTATTTGGCACCGCTCCTGATGTGGCATTTGGCGATGAAAAGTTACTTCCGTTCTGATATACCTGCGAGGCACTTGCACCACTGCGATTAGCAATCCAATGACCTTGCCGCGTTCCGGGCGCGCCCTGTGAACCACTTGCTGGCGCATCGTTTATGCGGCCATAGACATTGCCATCTAAATAGGTATCAAACAAATTTATATTTGAATTACCTCCACCGCTAGTATCTGCCCCCATCAAACATCCACCGTTCGACGCCGCATTGTTGGTCACAGACCACGCGGAAATATGCGCCGAATTTTGTGTGAATGTTGCCCCACTGGATGGATTGTAACCACTATCGACATACGCAGTCGGCGTCGCCAAATCCTGCCCGGTATACCCCCTGTCGGTCGTAAATGTCGGGCTACCGTTCGCCGTCGCCAGCGTCAATCCCACCAGATCGGTCAGCGCGGCTTGCGAATTCTCCGCAGCAAATAGCCACAGCCTGTCGAGTTTGCTCCATACACCATCGGTCTTCAGCCCCTTGATGAGCGTATCCACCACGCCCTGCCGCGTCGTGGAGACCGAACCGCCGTTGCGGAGGACTTGTTGCACCCAGGCTTGGGTGGCAATGTCGTAACTACCATAGCCCCAATAGGATGACTGATTGCTGTAGAGGGCGGAAAATTGAGAGCTTTGGTCTCCGCCCCACCAACCACTTTCGAGAATATAACCCGTAAATGGAAAATTTCCATTCGAAGATGCGAACAATTCTTCCGTCGAGGTACTAATATTTCCAGTGCCAACATCTCCAGTTGTTAGGACATTATCTAAGTTCAGCTTCGACGAGGTGCTGTTATACAATCCTTGCAACGAGTGCCATGCACCTTGCGTGGATGCTACACTTAAAACTGTTCCAGCATAAATATAGACATTTCCCGCAGACGGACTCGCTACACCAACTGACTGAACACTAGCCCCCGTTCCAGTCGCCGCCACCCCCGCATTGCTAGCCGTATTATTATCAAAATAGACTAGCGCCGTTGAGTCCGGTTGGTTCAGACTAAAGCCGCCAGCTGTTTGTACCCATTGAGGAATGGCACCGTTTGCATAAGCGACAGGCAAAGAACCAATGGCATTCAAAAATATCTGTGGCTGCTTGGCCGCTGTCGCCTGCACCAGATCATTGCCGTTGCCAGTCTGATCGTATAGCTTGGTGACAAACCCGGTCGTGCCGCTGATGAACGTCGCGATAGATGCAACGTCGAGCGAGCCGTTGGAAAGGATGACGAAGTCCTGCGTAGTGTTGTCACTAGCGCGCCGGATGTTGACTGCTTTGGTTGTGCCGTTGCTGACCGCCGCGTTGTAGCCGCGCAGCCCCCACCACGCCGTGGCGCCGGCAACGACATCCCCCGCCCCGACATATCCCGCCGGCGCTGCAACAGCGCGATTGAAGACTGGGATCATCCCAGGAAGAAGCATCAGCTCATATTCCCTGAGAAGAACATATGAATCTCAGTCGCCGATTTGACGACGTAAGAGAGGTCGTCGACGGCGCTGGCAGTTGTCGTCAAGGTCGGCTTCGTCCCGCCAGGGAACTTGTAGTTCGTCCCCCACGTAGTGATCGTCCGCGACCCGGTCGCATCTTGCACGAGGTAGATCATGCCTTTCTGGCCGACCTTCGTGTTGGTTGGATTCGCTAGGGTCCGACCGACTGCGCCGAGGGTCCAGATAAAGTCGAAGCCGGTGGAGAAGTCGGGCGTCACCGTTGCTGCGTCGGTCAAGGTCGTTAGCGCCCCCGCGCCCCACACGCCACCAGTGTCGAGGAGCTTGCTGGCGGTGTTGGATTGGTATTGAGCGGAAGTCGCGATTGCGGTAGTAGCGACCTTAGCGTAGGTGACCGCGCCGTTGGCGATAGTGAAGACGCCGGCAGAGTTCGTAAGATCACCAGAGATGGTGGCAGCGACTGGATCAGCCGATGCGGCTCCGATCAACAGCTGATTTGCCCCGAGGACGACGTTGGTAGCGATAGTGGTCGCTGCGTTAGTGATTGCGACGCCATGAACCACACCGCCGGTGATGCCGCTTCCTCCGGAAGCCGGCACCGCCCATGAACCGTCGGCCCGGAGAAAGAAGGTCGTCCCTACGCCATTCGACCCTGGTACCACGCCCTGCGCCGTTGTGGAGGTGCTGAACGTCGCCAGCGACCCTTGAATGTAGGTAGTGATCTGCGAGAAGGAGAACTGGAAGTCGGTCGAGATCGCGTGAGTGCCGATGACGGTGTCGGCGTTAACGGGGGTGGACGGGGAGGCCGCGATCTGAGACAGCTTGATATTAGCCATCTTAACTCTCCGTCACGTAGAAATCAGTGCCGTTCTCGGCTACGTACAGATCCATCCCGTTCTCCGCCGCGTAGTTCCCGGAAGCTCCGAATGGCGCTGCGTTGAAATACTTCGCCCAAGTGTTGGGCGCCCAACAGATATATAAGTTCCCGCTGGCGTCGAAGGCGAAGGTGTACGGGGTACCGGGCGAGTTGGTGTTTGCTGGAGGGGTGGATGCAACATTGAGGCCACCGCCGTTAGTGATGTAGCTCATGGCGCCAGGATATACCAGATGACTCCACCAACGTTAACGGCGTTGGAGGAGTTGATGACGAAGTTATCGCCCGGCGATACGGTCTGGAGCGGGAGTTGGATGTAATCGAGGACTATCGAGCCATTAGCTAGCATCGACATGGGACCAGAGATCAGACTCGCATTGGACTTGAACGTTAGGATGGACGTCCCATCCAATACTAGGAAGAATTGTAGGACCTTCACGTACATCCCGGCGACGCCAGCCACGACGATGTTGTCTCCAGCGGCCGAGAAGGAGATCGGCGCCTGGATGCTTCGCGGGCCGAGGGTCGCGTCGACTATCAACCGAGGCGGCCCTTCAGCTCAGCGATCGAACTGGCGATATGATCCCGCTGACCCTGCTTCGCGGTGATATCGGCGGCGAGGAGGCGGAGATTCTCATTCGCTTCGTTGATAATCGCCTGTCGCTCTTGACGCTCCGCATTCTTCTCCGCACGAAGCTGCTCCGCCTGCTGCCTTAGCGTCGTCACCTCCACTAAGAGACGCGCTTTCACTCCCTCGCTATTATGGATCTCGCGCCCAATACCATCGAGGTGGGACTGCGCGGAGGAGATCTGCCCTTGTAGATCATCGAGCTGCTTCGCCTGCTCCTTGAGCGAAGCTAGCTCCGTAAGGGCCTTGTCGATCACTTCTGCGAGCATTAGAATCTCCTATTAACCTTTGGCTCTTCTTCCGGCTCAAGAAGCTTCGCTTGAAGATCGGCATTCGCCTTCATGAGATCCGCGACCTGCGCTTGGAGCTGCGCGAAGGCTTTAGAGTCGACAGCAGGCAGTGCGGATGCCTGCTGTCGTTGCACCTCCGATATCTCCCTCTCGATCCGATCAAGCAACGATTGGGAATAGTTCATGTTGATTTCTTCGATCGGATTCCGCCATTTCGCGCGAAGGGAATTTGAGATCTCCTCCGCCTCTTCGTCGAGCGGCTCCATGTCTGGAGTTGGGTCTCCGGTGAAGACGTAGTCCTTCCCGTGCGGTCGACTCGAGACGATGATCTCGCCAGGATAGTTGCAGTCGGAAGGGATTTCTGGATCGAGGTGCATTGGAACCTTGAAGATCTTCCGGCCCTGCCGACCAGAGGCCTGATCCGTCTCCTTATACTCCCATTCCGTCCCTTCAACCGCGAGGTAGTGCTTCTCCTTGAGTCTCCATCTAGCCATCAGAATTGTCCATAATAGATTGTTGCGTTGATCGTTCCGGTCCCAGTGATGGTCCAGCAGAGATCCGTGTTCACGGCGCCGGACTCAAACACCGTAGGGATGTGGTCGATATTGGACTGTCCATTCGGGACAGTGACGCCGAGGCCGGTCTGGGCTGTGCCGGTGCCACAGTTCGTCCCAGTCCCAGTCTGAAACGTGACCGTCGCTGAAGAGCCGCCGGTGTTGGCGATGTTCCAACCGCAAACCGAGATAGCCTTGCCCGCGACGGCCTGAATGATTCTAGTCTGAGCTAGCGGCCCGCCAACCGCGCTCTGCGCGAAGATTGAGTTGCAGTACAGCGCAGGCGGGCCGACGGGTTGGGCTTGCGCCCCAGCGGGGAGGAGCGCAAGCCCTAGTGCGATGAGAAGGCGAAGCATCATCGCACCCTATACCATGTACCGGTCTGGTTCGTCGTCGAAGTCCAGACGTAGATATACTCGATGCTGGTGTTGGCCGCGAGGGTGGTGGCGAAAGCACCGCCGGGACCAAGGGTCTGCGTCTGCGGCGTCGTGGATGACGTTAGTGCAGCGGTGATTGTGCCGCTGATCGCGTTGTTGCCGTTCGCGACTACGATTCTCTCGCCATTCGAGGCCGGGTTCGGCAGGTTGACGGTGCCAGTGGCGGTGACGCCGGTTAGAACGATATACTCGTCGCTAGACGTTGTAGCTAACGTGCCGAAGCCGACTGTCGCAACGGTACGAGCCGTCGTGATTCCGTTGAGGGCAGCAAGCGTGGCTTGAGCACCAGACCCTGCGCCGGTAGTGACGTTGACTAGCTCAGCACCACTAAAGAGACTGACCGTCGGCTGAGCTAGCGCGATGGAGATCAGGGCAGCAAGCGCTGCCCCTACTCCAAATACCCCGTTCCACTTCGACATTAGTTTGCAACCACAACGCCGGGCGGGTAGGCGCCAACGGTCGCGATGCTCTGATACGGCTGGTCAAAGCGGTCGAGGACGATGTTGGCTCGAAGCTTGCTGGCGCCTGCACCAGTGGTGAAGGTTCCCACGGAGACGTACTGGAGTTGGAGGAACCGTGGGAATGGGACGCCAGGAGGCGGTCGAGGGATATCGATCTCCAACACCCGCACGCCGGCGATTAGCGAGGCTAGCGCCACCACTGGGCCGGTGATGTAGGTGGTGAAGGTGCCTGGTGCGCCAGAGCCGTTGTCTGGCGCGCCCTGAAGGTTGACCTGAAGGCTGGTTCCTCCAGTGAAGGCAGTGAGGGCTTCAACCGCCAGCTTCAGCGCCGGATCATCACCAATCCCCATGTCCCGCGCGCCTTGGTTGGCGGCCAAGACCGGGATGCCAAGCATGTGTAGGTCGATGATGTTGGAGGAGGTTTGGGTGCCAGTCGTCGGCGAATCGCTGGCGCCGTCGTTGTTGCCGGGGGCTGGAGTGCCGCCGGTGAACTGAGCTAGGAAGTCTAGGATCATGATTCGCTCCTTAAGTGACCTGCGCCTCGGTGTTTAGGATCGCGTCAACGGTCCTGACCGGGATGCCGCGGAAGGTGGTGATTGGGCGGCCGTTGAACTCCTCCAAGCGGAGAAGGACGTTCGTCTTGTTCATCGCTTGAAGGTCGAGGTAGGTTCGGAGAACGCGGTTGCCGTATATAACCGTCCGTCCCATGTTAGCCCGGACCTCGGGGGTATCAGATGTCTGGATAGAAGTTGCAGACACTGGTGCTGTCGGGAGCCGATGCAAAGCGCGCACCAGCAGGTTGATGAGGTTGGCCGCATTAACACCCGTAAGCTGAGAGACATCGATGTTCGCGACTCTGACAACATAACGCCAATCCCTCAACACAAGACCGATTTCCCACTTGAAGTGATCGCGGTAGGCTTGATAAGTGTTCTGGCTTGAGTCGAGAACCGGCCACTCACCCATGTCTCGGTGTTGTAGGCCGGTGATCTTCCCCTTCGGGAAGGTCGCGTGGCAGGTGTCGCTCCCCCATACAACGATCCAGATCGAGGTGTTCGTTGAAGAGACGCCGCCACCGTCGAGGACGTTCGCAGCGGTTTGAGCATTCGCCAGGGTCTTCGTCGAGTAGCGCGGGGCGAAGCCGGTGAAGCGCTCCGGGTTAGTGAATTGGTTCCCGTAGATGAGGGTGGTAGCGACTTGCTGGGACATCCCTTCTAGGAACGCCTTCACTTCGGAGAGACGGAACTCCGCGGTATTCCCGTTGAGATCCGCGATGTCTTTGTCGATCACCGCGTAGGTTTCAAGGTTACCGCAAGTGTCCACGATCTGCGCCGTAGTCGACTTGGCGTTTGGTACTCCGAGGTTGAGGAGTCGCCAAGTCGCTTGTGGCAGACCAGTACGAACTGTAGTCTTATGCCCAGTAGGCAGATTTCCTTCGACCACAAGCATGTCATCGAGGATTTCGTTCGTCTGCGATAGCAGCTCGACGATAGAGGCGACTCGATAGTTGTCTTCGAGCCTCTTCGCCCAATCCATGTAGGTTAGGGCGGTAGCGCCAACTGTTGCCATAGATCATGGCCTCCGTGATGAGGGTTGCGGGGGGTCTTCCATCTTCCCGTCTGCGCTTTGCGGTTCAACCTCTCTGAGGCCGGGTCATGGTAGATCTGGGTAAAGAGCGCGCGCCACTGAGGCCGGACGTGCGTCAGGGGAACGCTGTCCAGCCGGGCTGGGCCCGACCCCTGAGACGTGCTGACCTTCAGTTAGGCGCTGCGCCAAGCGGAAGAAAGTCTTGATGAATGCGGGGTGGTTGCCCGCGCCAGTGACGTCCATCGCCTCTTTGAAGGCGTCGGTGAGCTTGCGATCGTTGAGCCCGTCAAGCATCTTCGTCACGGCTGCACGGACCTGTGGGAGCTTCTGACCGATCTCGCCATCGGCCTTCGCTTCGTTGATCCACCGCTCTCGCGTCTCCTCCCAGAGCTTGTACGGAGCTTCGCTGGCTTCGCGGGACTTAGCAGCGTAGTAATCCACCAACTGCTGTCCCTGTGTCTGCGAGAGATTAAGTCCTCGAAATAGGCCATCGAGCTCCTTCGAGGTCTCCTCGCCGATCTCGTAGCCGTCAGGGACGGTGAAGGCGTCGTATTTCTCTGGCGCTCCGCCGTGCTCCGCCTTCGCGTCATTGAGTAAACTCGGCTTCTCCTCCTCCGAAGAGGTCCCCTTGTCCTCTTCGGTAAGCAAGGTCGTTGATTGGTCCTTGATCTCCCCCGCCGGGGTCCTCGCCTCTGTCGTATTCGGCTGCGGCGCTGTCGTCTCTGGTTCGGGCGGCATCTCGTGCGTTCCTCTCTTGCATCATCAACATGTATTTGTCGGGACAGGCTACCATGAGGTCGTTGAGGATAGTTAGGCCGACGTATCGCTCCCCTTCGGCGAAGGCGCTGCGGAGCGCGTCGCCGGTGAAGGAGGGGGCGAAGATGTGGGACTTCTCTAGGAGATCTAGCATCCAAGTCCGGCCCGCGACCGAGTCCATTATCTGCCCGATGACGGTGAGGCGTTGAGCCTCGAAGAACTTGGCGTCCTTCTGCGCCCTGCGGACGTCCTTTCGATCGCTAGCGTCGTAGATCATTGACCTATCATCTGCTGTAGGGCGTTCTGGCCAGCGCCGGTCTCAGTCTGGGAGAGAACTTGGGCGGACTTAGCCATCTTCTCCGCCATCTCCGCTTGCTGCTGTTGGGCCTGCTGTTGCTGGCGCTGCTGACGAATCTGCGCCAACTGCTCCGGAGAGCGGATTAGCTTTGGCGAGTTATTCATCAGCATGGAGTACTCGTCGAGAGCGTAGTCGACGTCCACATTGTCCATTGCTGCGGGGTCAACGCCGACCAGATTCCCGACGAGGCCGAAGAGCCTCTCAATGCCCGTCGTTTGCGCGGCGGACTGCGCCATTGAGAGCATTGAGATGTATTCGATGTCGATGCTTCGGCCTTGAATGTCTTGAGGGGCGGGAGGGAAGAGCCGGGCGCGCTGCATGATCCCGAAGACCCGGTCGATGATGGGGGAGAGGCCCTCGATCTGGATCCGTTCGAGGACCGGGCCAAGCATGATCAGGGATTCAGCGCGCCGTGCGTCGATCTCCGTCGCCGAGACGTTCGATCGGGTCTCGAACTGAGAGATCGTTTGGAGGATATCGTTGAAGAAGGTCTGTTTGATCCGCTGACGGATCTCCATGAGGTCTTCGGAGAGGGATTTGATGTCTGGCCGCCAGTTCCCGTAGACTGGCTCGAAGCCGGTCTTGTGCGCGGTCATCATCCCAGCGACGTAGGTCGTTCCTCCAGGGAGGAGGGAAGCTGGTTGGTTCTTCAGCTGGATGTCCGCGACCATCGGGGGATTGACGGTCTTATCGATCGCTTGCGCCTTCCTCCGGACCTCTTGTTGGAGCTGCTTGATGTCGGGGAGGGCGTCCATGCCCGGACTGCGCCCGTAGGCGTCGTTAGAGACGAGGTCCCAACGGACAGCGATTACCGGGGATTCGAAGAACCCACGCTTCGAAAGGAAGCCCATTGGATAGGCGGATCCGCCTTGCGGGGAGGTGCTGCCACCCCATTCCCAATAGACCTCGCGGAAGGGGAAGACCTTTGAGATCCCGAAGTTGTCTCCGACGTTCGGCTCGATGGCGTGCGCCACGATCAGCTCCCGCGTTAGCGAGGAGCCGCCTTCGTCGTAGAGCCGGCCGACAGAGTCGGAGACGTTCTCCCGGCCGAAGCGATCGACGACCTGGGAGATCGTCATGGTGAACTCGCGGTAGAAGACCGTCGGTTTCAGCTGGCCATCGACATCGAGGTAGTACTCGCCGAGGCAAGGGTTGTAGCAGTGAATGACGTCCTCGAAGTCCTCGTAGATCAACATGACGGCGGTGCCGAAGACGACGAGGTCGAAGTACATCTGGTGGATGGAGGTGTAGAAGTTGGATTCTTGGAAGACCAACATCATCATCCGTTCGACTTCGGCGAGCCAGAGGCTTACTGGAGAGACCTGGGTGGTGTCCATCCGGCCGATCTTCGTCTTGAACCACGGACGGGTCGGGGAGGAGACGCCGGTCATAATGCCGGAGGCAAGGTTGCGCGCGGCAAGCGTGCCGGTCGAATCCAATATGTGTTGGTTGATGGGAGAGCCGCGGGACATCTGATTGGGTGTAATGAGCCACTTATACCTGCGAGGAAGTTGGTAGTCTGCCAGTTCTCGCCAATGTACCCACCACGAATAGCGATTGACTCGCAGGCCGATGAGGCGGCCCTCGACCTGTCGGCGCAGGCGATAATCGTCTGGCCCGAAGTAGGCGTTGCCGGTGGTGCCTGCGAACTCAGCCGCCACTCAAGAGTCCTTTCATTCTTCGAGGAGGCTTCAAGGTTGGATCGGGGCGCTTGGAGCCGGCCGAAGGCTGGGAGCGCTGGCGCGAGGCGACGGAGAGCTTCGCAAGGAGTTGGGTGGGCTTCGAAGGTTCGACGACCTCTGATTGGAAGTCGGGGTCCATGTAGGGGACGATTGGCATCAGTGCGGACCCTTCCTTCGGCCGAGGTACTTCATCGCGGCGACCTCGAGTTCGTCGAGGATCGCCTTTGGAACGCGCTTGCCAGCCTCGATCTGCTGCTCCGCGCTCCCACCCCGACCGGGAGCGTAGCGGAGCTTGGATTCGATGTCACCGAGATGACGTTGGACCATTGCGCGGACGAGGTACTCTTCGGTGTACACTGCTACGCGAGGCGGGAGCATGTCGGCTTTGCGGAGGACATCGATGCCGTGATGGAAGCCCTCGTGGATGATGGTTTCTGGGTATTCTGGGTCGAACCACTTCTCCCCAGTCTCTGGTTGGAATAGACCGGCAACGTTTAGGCCGGCTCCGCCAGGGGTCACGGACGTTCGTTCTGGCGAGAAGCCTAGCTTCGCTAGGGCGGAGCGATCAGAGATGATGGCGGCGCGCTTAAGGATATCTTGGTAGTCCTCAGTGGCTTGAATTCCCTTCTTCGCGCCGGTTAGCATATTGCCTTGTTGCATAACTGCGAGATCGCTCATTGCCCTCATCTTCCCGCCGCGGAGCGCGGCTTCGAGCGGCGTCCCGTAGGTCTCTTGGATCTCATAGGCCGATGGCATGTCGGTTCGATCGGCCTGCGGCGCTTTGAGCGACATGTCTTCGGGCGCGCCGGGAGGTGGGGGCGGGGGCTTCGGCTGGCCGAACATCGATTCCCAGAAGTTGCCGAGGAGGCCGGCAAGCCTCACCGTTCCGGGGGAGATGCCGGCCCTCTCGTAGGGATCAGTTTCGCTTGTAGGGACGGTGGGCATTACTTCTTCGGCCCCGCCACGTCTTGCGGTGGGAAGTAGCCCCAACCGTAGTCTGGGTGGTAGCCCCAGCCGCCATCGGGCGGAGGAGGCTTACCGCCTTCGGGCGGATCGGGCGGTGGAGGGAGGACGATTGGGTGGGCGGGATATACCGGCTTTGGCCATATCTCCACCGGCGGCCCGCCGGGTAGGACGGGAGGGAGGACGATGGGATGAGCTGGATGGCCAGGGGAGGGCCAGATGCCTGGGGGTGGGCCGCCGGGGGCTATTGGATGAGCTGGGTATGGTGGTGGGCGGCCACCCCAAATAACATCGGGAGGAGCCGGAATGCCGTAGCCTGGATCGACGGGGTGGTAGATCGGGTTTGCCGGGAAGACCGGCGGGTAGTAGATCGGTGGGGTTGGGACGCCCGCGGGCGGCTGTATAGGTCCACCGCCGATCCCTAGAGACGAATAGTAGAGTTCGCCAATGATCGTGACTGGTATTCCTGCCATTACACGTTCTCCTTATGTGCCCAAGAGGGTCTTCTGGCCGGATTGGCCGGGTGGAGGGGTGAGGCCGGTGCCGAGGAAGGTTTGGAACGATCCCTTCGCCCTCGGCTTCTGCCCCGGCGCTTGCTGCTCGCCGAACATCGGCGGAGGTGGCGGAGGCGCGACGTACGCTGGCGGAGGCGGCGTAGGTTGGTTAAACATTGACATGCGGTCGCTCTATCTCCGGGTAGATCCATTTATGGTCGAAGGGATTGTATTCGAACTCGACGAGGGGCTTGTGGGGACCCTCACCCCCGGCATGTGCGTGGGAGGAGACTGCGTACGCGAAGGTGAGGGCCAAAGCGTCGGCAAGGTCCGGAGAGTCAAGCCCACGCTTCATCATATCCTCCTTTGCTTCGAGGAGGATTTCGTTGCGATTGTTGAAGGCGTAGAGAGGGCCGACTAGCTGCGCGGAGAGGTCGCGGTCGTCTGGGATAGCCCCGCCCTTGATCCACTCCCGCATCGCGCCCCACATCTCCGCGCGCTTATTAGCGTAGCGCTCCCCTTCGGTCCCAGCGGACCAACCTCCGCCATCGGCTTTGGCCCCGAATTGGATGTCGAAGACGTGGAGGTGGAGAGCGCGAAGTTGGTCAACAACACCACCACCGACACCACCACCGTCAACAAAAATAGCATCAACATGATACTGATGAAAAACCTCAGACACTCGTCCTGCCAACGTAACGGTGGATACTCCTCGAAGTCGAATTGGTGCGATGGATCGCGCATCTCGGCCCTTCCGGAAGAATATGACGGATTCGTTTGTGCCGTATCTGGCGACGTCGACCCCGATGACTAGCGGGTCGTGCGGGAAGGCGAGAGCTTCGCGCGAAGTCGCGGCTTGGACATCGGCGGAGGTGATGAACTCATTCTCACCGCGGCGAGGGAAGATTCCTTTGACGCGAACTCGAACAAAGTCGGAATCCTCGCCATAGGTAGAGATCCACGTTTGGATCTGCTCTTTGTTGGTGAATGAGACCGCGGCCGAGTCGACTTGCGTCGAGTCCCATAGCTTCGCGAAGCGCTGGCCAGGAAAGCATTCACGAAAGCGGCCAGTGTTACGCGTCGGATTCCCGAAGACGCACCATACAATCTCCGTATCGGCGTCAGTAAGGGCGCCCTCAGTCGTTTCCCATATAACATCCGGAATTGCTGACGCTTCGTCGAATATGACCAGAATACGGCGGCCCTTATTATGAAGCCCTGCAAAGGCCTCCGTGTTCCTTTCTGACCACGGAACCATATCAATTCGCCACGTGCGTTCATGGGCGGAATCGTTTGAGAAGATCGCGGTTGCGGTGAGGGTGAAGGCTTCCTGGCCGATGAAGCGATGGTACCACTTCCCGAGTTCGGCCCAGGTCTTAGTCTTTAACTGTGTTTCGGTGTTGGCGGTGATGACCCCGCGGGTATCGGGGCAGGTGGAGATGGCCCAGAGGATCAACCAAGAGACAAGCGCGGTCTTGCCGACGCCATGGCCGGAGGCAGTGGCTAGCCGGATGGCGTGGTTGAGGGGTAGCCCATCTCTCACTTTCTCCAAGACCCGGCGCTGCCACGGTTCTGGGCCAGGATCGTTGGATAGAGGGCCGGAGGGTTCCAGCCAAGGGAAGGCGCCCATGACGAAGGCGAGGGGGTCATAGGAGACCTCTCCCAGCCAATCGGCAAGGGCTTGGTTCATCACTTCATCCGGTAATTGGCGAAGGGGTTGTTATGGGTGCCGTTGAGGAGGGTGCCGGTGCCGGGGACGACGGCGCTCAAGGAGCTGGCGGCGTAGTTCGAGGCTGCGTCGACGTCGATCACGCTCCCCGGCAGGACAATGACCCATTGGCCTTGGACCTTCATGAAGGTGGCGACGTTGAAGGTGACGCGGTCGACCATCAGACCCTCCTTCGGAACGTCGGCGCGGGAAGGGCCGGGACGTCGATGGCTGGCTTCACCATGACCGCGGCAGAGCGCTTGCGCGACTTTTCCACGGCTGAGGCGAAGTCGACGTTGACGTTGATTGCCACGGTCCGCTTCGCGAAGCCGGTGCGGTCGGCCGCTGAGTCGTGCATCGCTTGGAGGACGCGCGGAGCGGGCATCTCTCCAGTCTCGTCGCACTCTTCCGCGTACTCCACCATCTTCCGCCCAGCCCAGTTCCTCACATACTCAATGTTCTGGTAGTATTGGCTGGTGCCTTCGCGCCACGCGTCGTCGACGTCCGCCCGGTAGTCCGCGACCAGCTGCCGGAACGCCGGATCCCCCGACAACACTGAGACGCGGGAATTCGACATCCCCATCTGCCGCGCGACCTCGCCTGGGCGGAGCCCTTGCGCGAAGAGCCTCGCCATCATATGGTGACTTTCGCGGAAGCGCTTGACGACGCCGGGCTTGACGGCTTTCGCCCCGTTGAACACTTAGAATCTCCTCTCGAATTGCCGCTCTAACCAAATTATTCAATTTTTTAGGCACACCTCTCCATTATGCAAGGATCATATCACATTTCCACCCAAAAATCAACCACCTCGACCTTCCTCACCTAGAAGCTCTCAGATCACTGAGAGACGATTTTCGTGAGAAGGCTGGCGATTTCACTGGCCATTTGCAATTTTATAAAACTTCCGTGTGGGGATGACGACGACGACGGCGCGCGCGTTTTGGCCCCCGGGGGGACCTCGACGCGCGGCCGACGGAAAAGCGCTGCCGGATCAATGCGTTAGGAGGGGGCCGGAGCCCCCTCCCGAAGGCTTAGGACAGTTCAGGATGCTGGTCGACGAAGTCCTGGACCTTGTCCAAGTTCTCAACGAAGGCATCCCACTGGTCACGGTAGAACCAAGCGTTGCCGGGTCGGCCGTGGCCGGTGTCGACCGAGAAGTACACCCGGCCGCTGCCAGAGGTGACGGCCTTCACCGAGAAAGGCCTGGGCTGAGCCTTGGCAGCGGCCTTAGCCTGGGCCTGGGCCAGCTTAGCGGTGAGGGCTTGGATCTGCGCCTCGAGCTTGGCAGTGGCAGAGAGGTCGGGGAGGATCTTAGACATCAGCTATCTCCTGGGCTGGTCGGGGCATGATCGCCTCGACTGCCGGTTAGACGCTCCGACCCGTCGGGCGGTTCAAGCATGGCTGCCATGCAAAATCCGCAGGGCTCCGGTCGCCGGCAGCTGCCGCTAGGCCGCGCC